CAGAATTGCCACCACTAAAACCCTGCTTTGAAGTAACCGTCAGCGCAGTACCGTCTCTTGACGCGCCAGCACCTGAACCTTGAAAAACAACTGGCGTTCCCGTTTGGCTCAAAGTTTTTGAACCTGATGCAGAAATTTTTATTGGTGCAGTTGCGTCAATGCTTGTGTCGCCACCTGATGACAATGTTGCATCGGCTGTAGTAAATGAACCGCCAGCACCAATTGTGATTGTTGTGTTTGCGCTTAAATAAACTGAACCCGAAGTGACAGCGCCTGCGCCGCCGCCACCATTTGGAAAAGCTGCGCCACAATACAAACAACCTGATCCCGCACCGACCAAAAGATAGTCAAAGAAACCTGCTTTAGTAACAGTCAAAGTACCTGTGCTAGTAAAAGTCAACAGCGTGTAATTTATTCCGCCAACTGTAATGCTCGACGATGATCCGCCCGTTGCCGTACCGTAGGCGCTGCCGCCTCCTAGGTTAAAAAAAACGAATGATGACGCCGAAATCGCAACTAAGTATCCGCCTCCATATTGCGCCAATGCTAGAGAACCGCTTGTGTTGATAGTTACGCCTGCGCCTGCAGTCACCGTGCAAGTGCCTGCACCTTTGTTAGCAATTTGAATAACGTCGCCAACGGTATAGATCGAGTTGTTTACCGTGATCGTTGTAGCGCTCGCGTTATTCATCATCGTGCGCTTAGTTTCGTCGCCTGCAACTAAAACATAGCTAGCGGTTTTATCCGAGATCGGTAAATTTTGAATATCGTTAAGCTGCTGAGCGGTTAAAACCTGCGAAGCGACAAATGGAAACGGCGAAGTCATAGTGTCCTTTAGATTATCCCAAAACGTTATCTGATGGGGCGATGATACCGAATACAGGGTCGTTCAATACGAGCTGGTACACGATCACCGTAGGGCTGGTAAATAGCGTGATGCTGTGACCGTTGGAAAGGCTGACCGTATGCTCAACGCCCTCAACTGCTAATTCTTGCGCTAATTCGCTTGTAGTCACGCCAGTTTGGAAAGTGTGTTCAATTGTAATTGTGTCGCCAATATCAATAACAGCTACTTGATCCCGTTGTGGATTAGTCAATGATGCAAACGCGGTTTGGACAGACGTGTATCTGGCAGTCGGTTCTGGCTCTAGCAAATAGTTGGCAAGAGTTAGCGCAGCGGCGTTATTGTGCAAAAGGCTGTTTGTGATTGATTGTGTTTGAATAAAATATAAAGCCTGGCTACCTGCGTCGTCGGCAACTTGCGGATTGCTACTGCCTGCAATAGTTACGCTCGCTCGATTGCATACTGCGTCGGCCTGAAATGATATTCCGACTCCGCTGTAGGGAATGTTTGTTCCGTCATCGTGAAAGTCTGCAACCGAACCCGAAAGCGTGTTCCCCAATCGCGGCTGAAATGTTAAATCGCCTGTTCGTGCCATAAATAGTCGACCCTGCTCGGCTTGGTTAATCGCCGCCAAATATGCCTGTACCGATGTTCCGTTTGCAACCGTAAACGCTGCCGATCCGCCCAGGGTCTGTGTACCCGTACTGATAGCGCGCTGTGCAATCGGGAATGCAACCTCGGGCAGATCAAGCACCGCCGAAACTCGAGTGCTGCTCAATTCCTCGCTGACATTAAATTCTGCCATATATGTTTGGGCTAACAAATAAAAATCGTCTGCACAATAAACGGTCACGGTGTCCAAACCAAACAATTCAAATGAATAATCAAAATTGACGATGAAACCTTTAAACAAATATTCTTTAACGTTGTTCGTGTCGTAGCGCGCAAACCTAACTTTTCTCATTGGCGCTAAACCTGGCTGTTGAGTTGTGTTGTCCCAATATGGACTTTCCTCATTGAACGGATTGAACACGCCGCTTGTATCCAACATTTGAAACGACATTGTGCCAGCGCTGAATTGGTCGCCGATATCTTGGCGTCCGCGTTTAATCATGACGTTATTGCAGCCGTCCATGACGCTTGCAAAATTGGTAGTTCCGTCCAACACGAACTGGGTGTTGTTTAAAACGCCCATTGTTGCCGAGTCAAGCGTGAACGCATCCTGTAAAAACCCTGTATCAATTTCTAGTTCGTAGTTACCAGATTGAACTACTGATGACCCAGCCATTATGCGACCTGTATCTGTGCTGGCCCTGCTGATCGGTTATACGCTCGAATGGCGTTCACAACAGCCTGACCGATTTCGGCGCTGGTAGCCAAACCGCCAGTCACGTTTACTGTGATACCGCCGCCCATGTTGCCCATTTGATTTAATGGCACAACGGCTTCTGGGCCGCGCTCGCCAATCATTGCCAACGTCGGTGATCTAACGATTCCACCTTCGGCAAGCATCGGAATATTTGGGACGTCAAAACCTTTACCGCCGAATACTGGAACCCATGACGGGAAATTAAACGACAGTTTGCCTATCGAGTTGTTCCACAATTTGGCTATGGCGTTGAATATGCCTTTGTAAATGTTTAGTACGCCTGTGAAGTAGCTGGTCAAAAAATCAAGGCTTGATGTAACACCTGTTTTGATTGCGCTAAATACTGTGTCGACTACATTGCGGACGACTTCAAATTTGTTGTAAAGCAATACTAGCGCTGCAACAAACGCCACAATCCCTAAGATCACTAACGCAATCGGGTTGGCGTTCATAACAAAATTAAACAATGCTTGCGCGGCTGTGGCGACTTGTGTGGCAATAGTCCAGGCTTTGATTGCGATGTTTGCGACCACGATTGCGGCGGCAAATGCGCCAATGACGCCGACAATAATTAAGAACAATGTTGTGTTTTCTTGCGCCCAAATAGATATCGGTTTAAGTATGTCCAAAAACTTTTTTAAGACAGGGAGCAATGCCGCACCAATTGATTCTTTGGTTTCATCCATTGCGATTGACAGGCCTTTCATCTGGCCTTCAAAGGATTCGGCTGCGGTAGTTGCAGCGCCACCAAACGACGTAGCTAGCGCGTCGGTAATTTCTTGCATACTTGATTCGGATGTGATTACACCTTTAAGCGACGGATCAAGTTTTGTCAATGCGGCAGTCGAGCCGTTAAAAGCTTTGCCCAAAGCCATTGTTACGGTCTCAAGGTCTTTTCCTGTAGCCGCGCTCACGTTTAACGCAGTCGCCATTAAATCTTGTGCCGCCTCAACCGACCCAGTTGACCTAACTAGATTCGACATCGCTGGACGCAAATCGTCGTCTGCTACTGCATACGCTCGAGACAAACCAGAAATAAATTCCTCATTGCTAGCTATTGCCTGATCGGTAGCGCCAGCACTTGTCCGTAACTGTTGAGCTAATAACTCTTGGGCTTTTTGATCCTCAACTGCCGCTTTAGTTGCCAAACCCAAACCAGCTGTAATTCCGCCAAGTACGGCGACAGCTGGCAAAAACGCTTTCTTTAATGCAAAGCCCGCTTTAGCGCCAGCGCCCTCAAGTGATTGAAATTCTTTCGTGGCTTTGGAAAGTCCAGCTCCGTCAAATTCGCTAATTATCGGGATTCGAATTGCCATAGTTAAACCAGTTTCCGTCCGACGGCAGCCATAACCGTTTCCACTAATTCAACCATATTTTTCTGCACAGCATCAGCATTCGAATTGTAGGCAGGCCACATAACGCGGGACGGCATCCCAAACATCATTGTTAATGCCGAAATGAAACGATCTGATTGCGCGGACGTTCCGCCCTTTTTGCCAGCCATGTCAATGATTGCTGCCGCTGGGTCTTTTTGGGTAATGACTATTGTGCCAACGTTTCTTTTGCCTGTATCAACTTTGACGCCTACACCTTTACGGGCTTTCATTTGATCGTAAGGAAATTTTTGTTTGCCTTTTTGAACCCAGTTGTATTTCATGCCAGAAAGAATTGTTGCTGGATACTTTGATTGCGCGTCAGACACAACAGGTTTTGCAACCTCTTTAGCGTCTTTAGTTATTTGTTTTCGTAGAGTCGGGTCAAGTTTGTTTAACTCTTTTAACGCGTCTTTAAGACCGTAAACCTCAATTTTGGCGCTGACTGGCATTA